CGCACCGACGACCTCGTTAACCACCAACTTCCCGACACGCAAGGTAGCATTCGGGATGTTCAAAATACCCTGAGGTGCCTCGATGGACATTTAATATAGGTGGGGAAAAAAGAATTCACCCGCGAACAACGAAGTCGTTCATCACGAGTGAGACTGGGCGACGAACTTTAGAAACTCTGTTCAGTTTGTAAAGTTTGTTTTGAGGGTTTATGAACTTGGAAAGAGGGTTTATGAACTTGGAACGACGGGCCACTCAACACCAGTGAGGTTTCCGTCCGCGTCTAGGATGGGTCGAGCTATCATGGGAAAGTTCCTGAGGGCTTGGCGGTACTCTTTCCAATCTTGAATATCTTTTACCAAATTATGTGGATAATCTGAGGTCATGTACTTATCACTCTTATCGAGGAGAACGTTGCGTTCCTCCCGAAACTTTTTGATCGCATCAGTATTCTGGAGTTTGTAAAGTGTATCTTCATACGTCTTATCAACGGGTTTTACTATATTTTCAAAAACGACACTATCCCATGTGGTTCCATCGGAGGTATAGGGTTCACCCGGAAACATTTTTTCTAATACTTGGGAGAGCATATATACTTTACCCCGATATTAATTTAAGGTTATGATAACTTTACCTTGTATTGGGACCGTAGAATCGTACCCAAATGTAACGTTTGTACCATTATTCCTCGAGGAACCACCATGACCACCTTCAGTAGTGTAGTTGTTGCTTGCCCTACCACCCACGTACCCACCACCACCACCAGCGTTGTGTGCCCCACTACCACCACCACCACCAAATCCACCTGTGCCGTTATATGAGCTACTATTGTACCCGTAATTTCCTCCTGCCGCGCCATTGTATGGGTTCTTACCACCTGACGGACCAGGAGTACCTGCACCATCACCATTTATACCGTATGAAGCCCCGCCACCGGAGCCAAAATCTCCACTGGATGCCGCCGTCCATGAATTCTGAAGAGAAGCTTGAGACCGACCAGCATCGGCGTGGGCGAAACTAAAGCCTCCCCCATTAGCAGCGGTCCCACCCCCACCACCACCCGCGACAAGGTATAAACTACTCGCCGTGGCTTCCGAGCTTCCGAAATCCTCCTTGAGAACCCATGAAGCCCCCCCACCACCCCCAGCGTTGTTTGTGGAGATTGGAAGGGGAGACGACTGACCGACAATAATGGTTAGTTTTTGCCCTCTCGTTAAAGAAAAGGTACCTTGGGTCCAGGCGGGTCTACCAGCTGAGGAATTGCCACCCAGAGTCCCGGACGCCCCATATGCCTTGATTGTATACGACCCCGTCTTAGGTATAGTCCAAAGTTGGAACCCCTGTTTCCCAGATATTTCATTAAAAAATGCGGTATCTTGTTCCCATACCTCCGAAGCATATGCAGTTTTCATTTGGGCGAACGTAGGACCATATCGTCCCGTAGCAGCAGCATTCGTGAACGTATGTGAGGTAAATGAGTAGAGTGAGTCGATCCCCACGATATTGATTGCTCTATCTGTGAACAGTCCACTGCTATTATCAGTCAATCGGAATGTTACACTCGTTGTACCCGTAGCCGCAATTTGACCTGTTATCTCACCTGAACTCCCATCAAGGACGAGGGTACCTCCTCCCACCTTAGCTGGTAAGGCGTTACTACCGGGTGCTACAGAGAACTTCCTATTGGAACCACCACCACCATCTGTACCTGCGAGTGTTTGAGTTTCGGACACAGCAGGATCGAAAATCAGGGTCGCACCAGTCGCGGTAGTCCACCCAGTCGCAAACCCAATCGCAGCAGTACTGGTCCCGTTCAAACCCGATGTACTGTTAATCTTAACTTTATAGGGTTGTTGGGCGAGAGCCCAAGATCCCGATCCACCAAAAAATTGTATATTGTTGATTCCGAGATAATTGTGCCCCGTCGTGCTTCTCTTTGTCTTTATTACCACTCTGAAATATTTGAATGCTTCGGTCGACCCCGTGGATAGTGTTGTGACATTTGTGGACAGGCCACTCAACGCATCTGATGTCAGCCCCTCCCCAGCATGAAGCGATGTCCAATTCGTAGTGTCGTTGCTCCCTAATATAACAAATAGCCCATGTACAAAGCTCAAAGTCCGACTGCCTATTACAGCACGAGTTAGTATAACTGGGTTGGGTATTTGTAACTGCCACCAATGACCGCGATGTGTTGTTCCGCTTATATCTTGAGTTGCCGGAGCTCTTTGGCCCGGTGCATAGGGTGCATTGGTATCGTAGCCCCCGAGTATGTCTTGGGTATTATCTGACCAGTAGTTACCACCGAGGTCCGTGTTTCGAACCGCACGCCACGCGTATTGGGACGCCGCCGAGGCAGTCGCTGTGTACCCCGGTATAGAAGTAGCATTTGTCATCGCACTAGGTGGAAACTCAACCGCCTCATTCCCCATTTTAAAGGTTACTTGTGTCCCGGCGGCGTTCGGTGCGGTCGCATCGACAACACTATACAAACTTCCATCGGCACCTTCCAATTGTACCGTCGATCCACTGACAATACCCGTACCCGTCGCCGTGAATACTTGGGTTGATGTGTCAAACACGAAGCCTGAGGTGGTGGTTTGCACAGTGTCGTAGATATAAGCAGAACCGGCGTCAGTAATAGTATCCGGATCTTCACTTTGTGCCCCCACGATAACCTTCTCCCCGTCACCACTCATGGCGACGCTCCACCCGAAACGGTCATCCGCCGCCTTGTCTGATGCTACAATCTTTGTTTCCATACCCCAAGACGAACCACTGTAGGTATAGATATAGGCAGCACCGGCGTCGGTAGTACCATCCGGATCTTCATATTGCGACCCCACGATAACCTTCGTCCCATCCGAGTTCATGGCGACGCTGTAGCCGAAATAGTCATTCACCGCCTTGTCTGATGCTTCAATCTTCTGTTGTTGAGACCACGATGAACCATTGTAGGTATAGATATAGACCGAACCGGCGCTACTAATATTATCTGGATCTTCTAAGTACGCCGAAACGATAACCTTCGTCCCGTCACCACTCATGGCGACGCTATCACCGAATCGGTCACTATCCTGCTTATCTGATGCTTCAATCTTCTGTTGTTGAGACCACGATGAACCATTGTAGGTATAGATATAAGCAGAACCGGCGTTAGTAACACCCGGATCTTCATATGGCGACCCCACGATAACCTTCGTCCCATCCGAGTTCATGGCGACGCTCTCCCCGAATTGGTCATTCGCCGCCTTATCTGATGCTTCAATCTTAACTTCTGAACCCCAAGACCCACCACTGTAGGTATAGATATATACAGAACCGTAGGCGAGGTTTTCATTGGACGCCCCCACGATAACCTTCGTCCCGTCACCACTCATGGCGACACTGTTAGCGAATTGGTCACTGTTCGTCAGGTCTGATGACACAATCTTTGTACCCGTATCCCAAGACGAACCATCATAGGTAAATATATAAGCAGCACCCGCATAAGGTCCATCACCGTTCGCACCTACAATAACCTTCGTCCCGTCAGAGTTCATGGAGACGCTACCACCGAAAAACGCGCTCGCCGCCTTGTCGGATGCCACGATCTTTGTACCCGTATCCCAAGACGAACCACTGTAGGTATATATATAAGCAGAACCGGCGTCGGTAGTACCATCCGGATCTTCCACGTACGCCCCCACGATAACCTTCGTCCCGTCTGAGTTCATGGCGCAACTCCTGCCGAAATTGTCACCCGCCGCCTTATCCGATGCTACAATCTTTGTACCCGTACCCCAAGACCCAACCACTGTCCCACCACTAGGAAGTGTGGTTAACGGTGAAATACCCGTGACCGTGGGTGGTTGGGCGATAGGGGCCCACCCTGACCCCGTATATGCTTCCATGAACCCGATTGTGGAGTTGTACCTGATCGTACCTGGAGGTGCATACGTCGGTCTCTGGGCGGTCGTGCCACCTGTGACCACGAGGTCTCTAGACATGATACGACCAGAAACCTCGAATTCTGCCGTGGGAGAGATACTTATCGTAGCCCCCATACCAGCGTGGGCTGTACAGAAATAGTAAAGTGTTGTGGGGGAATCTGCGGAGACCACAAATGTTCTCGTGGCTGTACCTCCACCTCCGTACGCCCCTAAATTCGTTATACCCGTAGTATATTCACCACCAGTGGCGGTTGTTGAAAATATAAGTGGGTGACCCGAAAGAGTCGTACTAGATACGTCAAATATATACGTATGGTTTTGCTCTAATTGCAGAGAAGATTGCTGTACACCGTCTATGTAGTATTTATTAGCACCACTGGCATCCGATACAGTAACCACGAATGTCTTTGTGGTCGCCTCGCCGCCACGACCTGCTCCACCGACTGAAAATGTTGTCGCTGTCATCTTCCCCCCCTCGATCGAGAAGGATTCCGCGAAAAGGTCCCACTCGGCGAGGGCGACGTCCGTATTCGACCCATTCGTTTTCGTCGCGACCATCGCATACTTTTTGAAGGACTCAGTGGCATTCA